GTTTTGATAGCTTTAATAACTGAGCCTAAATCGGCGTATTTACTTTTGAAAAACGGATTGCTTGCATCTTTGCTAGCACCTGCCATCTCTGACTGAGCCTTACATAGTGCGGTTGCTAGATGGTTAATTTGATCTGATTTGTTCATTTTCTTCCCCTTTGTTTTAATTAAAATCGTACCAATCTAAATCTTTGGTTCTATCTTGGTGGGCTTCTATTGCCCTACGCTTATCAGCCTTTACGCTATCTATCTTTTTATTTTTTTTATCAACAAAGCAGCCAATACAGGATGAGGTCTTTTCACTATTTCGCTGACTTCTCCATACTCTTAGATACTCCCCGCATTTAGGACAAGCTGTATCAGATATAAATCGTCTGCCACCGCCTACCATTTTATGATGGTGCTTTTGGTAAACGGTGCCGCGATACTCTAAATTGACTGCTTTGAATATAGTATCTCTGCCCATTAAAACGGTAATCCATGAGTATCAGATTCAGATACCGAGGCCGCAAAAGCCTCTAGTGCTATAAGCTGCATAGCCTTGGCGAACTCGTAGCCGTTAGGATAGCTGGCCTCTCTTGCATAATCGGCCATCATTGCTATTAAATTACATTCTAGCCAGCCCTCGTAATCGTGAGCTGCCATTTGATCACCCATCGACTGCTCAACTAACGCGCTTTGCTCTTCTGCTAAGTGTTTAGTTTTCATTACTAACCGCCTTTAAGTATTCTTCCGTTTCAAAGTATTTAATATCTGCGCTAGTAGTAAATTTGCAGGTATTGCCAATAATCCTAGCTGATATAATTTCTTGCAACTCTATTAGCTGAGCTAATGTTAAATCTGAATACTTCATATCTCCTCCTGCAAGTAATCGTGAATTAAAAAGTTTAGGAGGTCTTGCATGTCTAACTCGACTTGATCGTGCTTTTTAGTGTAAAGCATACGCATCCATTGATGTATCAAGCCATTGTTGTAAATATATTCCTCTAGCTTTACATGAAAGTCAGAATCCATATTCTCTGCTTCTAAATAGCTATTAAGAAAATCAAACTGTAATTTTTTAAAATCCACTTCTACTGGTGATTCTGGCGGTGCTACTCGTGCTGGATTGTCGTTTATCATTGGATACCCCTTTAAAGCATTTATTTAAGATGAAGCTATTATTACGCGTTACTATGTAAATGTAAACCTTTATTTTAAATTATTTTAAATTACTTTAAACCGTCTGCCCAGCTTTTATCATTTAATCTCTCAAAAACAGGCTTTTTACTTATATATTTTTTATTGGTTTTTATATTGGTTTTTAGGGGGGTTATATTTACCCCATTACTGGGTGCTATTTCTACCCTAGTTAGGGCGCTTTTAGTACCCGTTACATTTTTACCCTGTATCGTGTAGCGGTTATTACGGCCGCCATTAGATCGGTCTATACTTATCCAGCCAGAATCCTCTAATCCATCTATATGCTTGCGAACTGTTTTCTTTGTTAATCCAGTCTCAGCTACCATTCGCGTCTTGGACGGCCAGCATACGCTTTTATTTCCATGTAGGTGTTTACGTAGGAAGCATGCTAACAGCTTCTGAGAGCTTGTTAGGTCGCTCTCCCATACTGCATCGAGCCAGTTAGTAGGTGTCATATCTCTCTCCAAGTTTTAGCCAAGCTATAGCGGCTGTTTGTGGTACTACTCCGTTTCCCAAGAGTCTAAGCCTGTCCACCCTGTCGGTACACCCATCAACCACTCTACCCACTCTGGGTTCAGGTAACCAGTGCTGTGCGGTAAGCCCTCTGCTTGATGTACCTCTGCGGTTAAAGTCATCGTATTCCTCTCCCACTCTGCTGGGTATGCTTTCTCTTTTGCTATATGAGTTGTTGGTGTTCCCCATATCTTTACTACTTTCGATAAACTCATTTGAGTTGCTGTGTCCATATTTTTCCAGTCGCTTGCAACTGGTGTCGGCCATGATAAAGACTCGCTTTCTTTGGTGTGGTGCGCCAACTTCACGCGCTGAGAATATTCCCCACGTTGCTGAATAACCATCTTCTTCCAAGTCGCTGATGACTGTGGAGAGTCCAAGCGATATGTGTCCTTCGACATTCTCGAAAAAGCATCTATCTGGTCTGATGGTTTTAATATGCTCTTTAATATAGGGGAATAAGTGTCTAGGGTCTTCTTCTCCTTTTCTTCCTCCTGCTGTAGAGAACGGCTGGCACGGATAGCCGCCAGTGATAATATCAACTGCTCCTCGAAATAAGTGTGCTGGGAAAGTTTTAAGGTTCGTCCAAATAGGTGCGGGAGCCAGTTCACCCGATTCCATTTTTGCAACCAAATTCGCAATGACGTAGGCTTCGATCTCCACATAAGCGATAACTCGATGCTTGACTCCAGCAAGGTCAAGTCCTCTTTCGATCCCACCGTATCCGCTACAAAAGCTGATGACGGTTGGTAGTTGTTTGGTAGTACCCACATTTATATCCCCTTTAAATTATTATAAAAACTTACCGTCCATGTAAGCTGTGAAAATAACGATGAAAGTGGCTGCGATGATAAGGGTAGATAAAATCTCTACGGGCGAACCCATTGAAAATGGCTCTAGCTCCTCTGGCTCTTTCTTGAAAGTGTTGATTTTATAATCATGCTTGATCTGATAATTTTCGTATTTATTTTTCATATCTAAACCCTTTAAGTAGTGGGGCTTTCGCCCCGTTTGATTAAAATGTAGGCTCAAACTTGCCAGTCTTAACAGCGTCTAACTGCCTACGCTGCACCTCATGGCAGATTAATGAAATAGCAGAATTATGACCAGATAATCTGCGAACAGTAGACTTTGAGCCTTTTGCAATTTGATCAGCAAGTTTGTTTGCATGATCAATTAACTTCTGAGTAGAGTGTAAAGCTAATTCTTTTTTAGTTGTTTTCATGTTGCTATCTCTTTAGGTATTAATTAATTTGATAGGGTCATTATCAACCCTATTCACTTAAATGTAAAGGTTTATTTTAAACTATTTTAAATAACTGACTCTAGCGTAGCAACCCATGTATCATTTTCTAACCATCCGAAGCCTTTAGGCTCTGGCCAGTCTTTTCTTTTGCAATACGATCTAGCGACTATTAGGGCTTGATCTTTAGCGTCTAGGGCGTAATCCCTATAGTAAACATCTAACTCACCTGCTTCCGAGGATGCTTTAAAATACGGGCTACCGTCTTCATCTACTAAATACTGAACCTTTACTGCTTTCATTTTATTTTCCCTTTATTTAACTATTAATTAAGTTGATAGGGTAATTATATACCCCTTAGCAAAGATGTAAAGCTATTTCGACAAATAGTTTTAAATTAGTGTACAATGCCGTCTTATATAGGCTTTGAGGTTTTGTTATGCAGGAAATTACAGCGAGTCAGACTATTAAGCGTTCAGGCTTAAAGTCATTAAAAGAAGTGAGTGAATTAACGGAGCAAAGCCCTCAGACGCTTATAAACTGGTATAAGCACAAAAGGGCGTTATTCGATATAGTTATTAAAGGCTGTTTGACGACAGTTGGTTAGCGACGTCTACTGCGCGCTGGCCTACTTGGTCAGCATAGCGTGAGTTAAGTAATTCAGCACCAGCTAAATCAAAATCACCGCTCTCAATATATGCGATAGTCTTTTTAAACTGTTTGAACTTAGTAATACCCATATTAAATACGAGATTTATAATAGCTTCTTTGCGTAGTGAGCTTAGACGGTCGAACCATAGAAACGAACTCATACACTCGCACTGGACGCGGAGAATATCATTCTTGAGCATATACTCGGCTTCGTCCTTAGATATGCCTAAATCATCTAAATTTCGCCCTACACCGATCGTTAGCTTGTCAGAGGTGCATTTGTATGGCTCAAGCTTTAAACCCTCATGCACTACTAATTGCTTGACTAATCTGTCGTTATTTATCATCTGGCTTATGACTCGCACCGAAGTAAAAAGAAGTAATAGCTGAAACTACACCACCCATGTAACCTAATACTAGGCTGACAATTGTGTCGCTGTTTGCATCAGGTGGCTGGATAGTAACAAGGAAAATATACCCAACGAAGCCCACAAGAGAAATGAGAGCAACGATTCTAGGTGTCCAGTCCCCTTTGTGCGCTCGCCTTGCGTCTTGTATGTCTTTTGCTTCCAGTGCAAAGATGTCAACGTCGAGTTCAGCCATTTTCTTTTCAAAATCAATCTCCGCTTTCTTAACTTCAATTAATTGTTCTGGTGAGGCGCTCTGTAAGGCTTTCTCAATGCTTTTAGGGTCATTGCCACAACCTAGGGCTGATGCAATTGCAGACGCAGCAGCACCGCCTAAA